AAATTTCCTGATGTGTTTGTTGCACTACCAAAAGTAGTACCATCATCTTTAAAGAATATATCACCACCGTCAGCGTCTAATACGATATCAGTTGTTGCGTCAAGTGTGATTGTAGATCCTGAATCTACTTCTGCAATAATTGGTGTCGTTAAAGTTTTATTTGTTAATGTCTTTGTAGTGGCAGATAAGTAGGTATCAAAAGTGTCTATATTAGTCACTCTCATTGTACCACCATCATTTGTAATAACACCATCACCACTTGCTACAGCAGTAGTTCCTACCGTTGTACCACCGTCTATTAAATTTAATTCTGCAGCCGTAGCGTCTAAAGCTGCTAATTTTGTTAAGTCTGCCTGTACTAATCCTGAAACACCATCAAGTAAATTTAATTCAGCAGCTGTTGAAGTCACTGCTGTGCTACCGATAGTAAGTCCACTTGTTGGTACTACGATAGAACTACCTGATAAGGCAGTAAAAGTGTTTGCAGTAAATCTGAAATCATCAGCACCTGCAATCTTAATATCTATCTGATCATCTGTATCAGCAGTAATTGAAGTATCAGCATCCAAGTCAATGATTAACTCGTTAGCGTTTAGATCAATTAATTGTGCCTTTGTTAGTGCCATCTTTTTTCCTTATTATGGTTTAGTCGGCCAAGTTGCATTGTTGCACTTGTCAACTGTATCTTTGCCTGCAGGTAAATCTCTCAATGCCTGTCTATAAGTTGTCATGTCGTCACTCATAGTCACATCTGAATTACCGTAAAAATCTGTTTCTGCAAGAAGTTGATTTCTTCTACTTCTTAAATTTGCTAATGCACGAGCTGGGGCAGCATTTGCCCATGCAGCTTCTTCATTATCACGAGCAGTTTCTTCTTCTGCTGTAAATTGTACTTTATTTCCGTTTATATTATGAAATCTTGGCATTGTTTTAAATTCCTTTTAATACTATTTATAATCATTTTCTATGCAATTCCGTATAAAGATATAGTACCAGAGTCTATATTTCCTGAGTTTACTGAAAATTGCACGGCGTCAATAGCTGCCGTCACATTACAAAAACCTGCTATATGGTGTTCAACAGATTGTACGTTATCTTGCATAATATTTGTAGTAGCTATAAAGTGTTTTACAGAAGATGTGCTTGCTGGATCAAATAGGTGTAAATATCCAGAACCACAATCATCAGCTGAATTACCAATACCATTCATTAATTGTTGTGCGCCAGTTCCTGCTGTGTCAGTTCCTGTACGATATACTAATTCTGCCGATCCATCATCTTCACTATGTCTTGCATAATAAAAAGTAGTATATTTTTGGGCATCATAATTTGATCCACCATCTCTAAAATTAACAGATAAATTTCTGTCTGCTTCCTCGTGATGTATGTTATTAATAATAAAAATATATTCTTTATAAGTAGAATCTATAACCACACCTGACGATCCATTAACGAAAGTTAAATTAGTTCCTGAACCATCTGCTGTTAATTTTTTAATAAATGTCATAGAACTACCTATACCAGCTGCGAAAGCACCTGCGTCAAATATTGTTGTCCCGTTTGAAATTAATCCCATTTTATTTTATCCCGTAAAGTTTAATTGTTCCTGTAGATAGATTTCCAGAACTCATTTTAAATGTCACGCCATCAATAGCAGTTGTAGTATTGCAATATCCACCATAAACAACTCCAAAAGGACCACCTCCACCAAACTGTTGATAATATGCTGTATGACCCATAAAATGTGTGACAAAAGTTGTATCTGCAGGATTAAACAAATGCAAATATCCAGAACCACTTTCATCAGCAGCAGCGCCTAACTCTTGAGCTATAATTTGATCTCCAGTTGATTGTGCTAAATCCCAAGCCTCTCTATAAATAAGACCAGCGTCAGTATCATTTTCTAAATGATATGGATTATAAGCTGTTGATGTTTTAGGGGCATCAAAATTACTTCCACCATCTCTAAAATTAACCACTAATTGTGCTACTTCAGTTGGATGAATATTAATATATTTAAATAGGTATTCTTTATAAGTGCCGTCTAAAACCACACTTGAAGTTCCGTGAACAAAAGATAAAGCACTAGAAGTACTAGCAGTCAATGTCTTAATAAGTATCATATCACCTGTTGCCACACCACCATCTAAAGAGCCTGCGTCTAACAATGTTGTTCCGTTTGAAATTAATCCCATATTAACTATCCTTAATTCCGTAAAGTTTAATTAATCCAGAGTCTATATTTCCTGAACTAAATTTAAATTGAATAGCATCAATAGCACTTGTAGTATTAAAATAACCTGCAAAATTATCATCATTAGTTATATTTGCTCTATGATAATTATTAGCTCTACCAATAAAATGTTTCAGAAACGTGGTAGAACTAGGATTAAACAAATACAATTCTCCTGATCCACACTCATCACCACCGTTTCCAGCTTCTTCAAATAAAGTTTGAAATCCAGTTCCTTGTGCTAAATCATGGTTAGTATTGTATGACACTTGACCATTGGAACCACCTTCTTCATGTGAAGCATAAAAATATGAAGATGTTTTGGCTACATTGTAATTACTACCACTATCAATACTACCATTAAAAGAAAAGTTTGCTGTATCGGTAGCTGCATGAATATTAATAAATTTAAATAGATATACAGGATAGGTATTATCTAATACAACACTTGAAGTACCATCAACAAAAGATGCTGTACCAGCATTGCTTAAAGTAAGAGTTTTAATAAGTGTTAATGATCCCAATCCACTCATAGCACCAGCGTCGGCAAGAGTTGTTCCGTTAGAAATAACCGCCATGGTTAAACCTCCGTCAGATTGAACTTGTATTTTTTACCTGAATTGTTATTGACTATGAATAAGTCTTCGGATCCCTCTTGAATTGTCCAGTCACCTTTAGAACCATCAACTATATTACCTATATCTTTTGACATATTAGATAAATGTAAGTCACCTGTGTATATGTTTCTCCATTGATTCGAAGCACCCCCTAGATCGTAAGAGTCATCTGCCATTGGGAATAAGTGTCCTGCACTTGTGACTTTAATTTTACCAGCAGCTGCTTCTGAAGCACCTGTCTTGAATACTAGTGAAGTTGCATTACTAGATGAACTGAAATCACCTTCTGCTACTGCCTCGATACCAGCAGCAACTAAAATTGCGTCTGTACCTGTACCCTCATCTGGTGCCTGAAAGTCAATTGCACCCATGACATCATTCGCTGCCATATCAGTTTCACCTGTTTGTAAAGTTAATGAAACAGGTTTATCATCAGCAGTTGCTGTATGTTTTAATATAATACCTTTGTCTGCATTATGAATTATTCTAACATCTTGATCGTTACCTAATTGAACTGTACCACCATCTGCAAGAAATAAATCTGAAAATTCTACTGAAGCAGTACCTAGTGTTGCACCGTCAGCACTTGCAGGTACGATTGAAGTTCCCACAGTCGCTGTGTTTATAACAGGACTTGTTAATGTTTTGTTTGTAAGAGTGGCAGTTGAAGCTGTTGAAACTAGATCAACGTTACCACCAGAGCTTGGTAGTGTTAAAACATTTGAAGCACTTTGAGCGTGTGGCGCCCCTTGAAGTGTTTGTGCATGAGCATTTGAACTCTCACAATAGAATTTTATTTGTGAAACTGCTGAACCGTCATTTTTAAGATCGATAAGACCACCAGTTAAGAATAGATCACCACCAGCTGACATATCTATTAGGAACGGTGTTATAGTTGAACCACCATCATCACCTTTAATTGCGAAGTCTTTATCTTGTGTTGCAACTGTCATTACAACATCGGTAGAATCATTTGTGATTGTAAGAATAGAAGTACCACCGTCTTTGAATACTATGTCAGCGCCATCAGCGTCTAACACTATATCGCCAGCAGAATCTAAAGTAATTGTTGTACCATCTGCCTCAAAAGTACCATCAGCAGTTATAGTTATATTAGCAGCGGCAGCAGCAGCGTCTGTTGTCACAATACTTAAAGTACCATTAGTACCAGCAGTAAGGACAGCAGTATCACTAGTCGAACCAGTCATTGTGACTACTTTGCCATCGATTGCAACATCATCTACTGTTAAAGCACCTAGTGTACCAACAGCAGTAATATTTGTTTGTGAAGCAGTTGCTAAAGTACCTGTGATTGTTCCTGTAGATACGATTGTTCCAGAAACTGTTAAATTTCCAACAACATCAATAAGTGTAGCAGTTAATTCTATTTCGTCTGTAGCACCAATATCTAAAACAGTAGCACTCGGAGCATGAATGAATTGAGAGGCGTCATTAAACATTAATTTATTTGTAGAATTTAAAGTTAA